AGTAACTGCATCGGTAGCGGCTTTAGCAGAAGCAGAACCACGAGCAGGGCTAGGGATGTTAACAGTGTCACCCTTTTTGCCTTTGAAAGACATCTTCTTGACCAAGTTGGCCAATACGAGGTTCTTTTTATAGGCGGCAACAATTTCATCACTCCAAATCTCTGGAATGAAGTTAGCTGCGGATGTAGTGGTTACACTATTTGCGGGGGAAAAGGCGGTATTTGCCATGATTAAATCTCCAAAAAATAAAAAAGTTACTTAACTCGGCCTTCAGAATACGCTTGCATGATCTCGTCACTTAGCGCTTCATAACGACCAGGGTCTTGCATTTTCAGCCGAATAAGGTCAGCCCTACGATAAACCTTCTTAGAAGATTCTCCAGAACCACCAACATCAACTCCAACAGCCTTCAGATTCTGCTTGCGAGTGGCTTCTCCAGCATCACTTGCTTGCTTAGTCTTCATGCTACGAAGTTGCTTGTAAGTAGACAGCAATTCATTGGCAGAGTCGTAATCATATCCCGCATCAGCTTGCTCAAATAACTTAATGCGAACAGGGCTAGATTTAACCCAGTTTGCAAAGTCCTGATCTTTAGCGATTTCGCCAAAGTCGGGATGTTCTTGAGCCAACTTCTGCTGAATCTGTGCCTTTTTCATCTCTAGCGTCACTTGTCGTGCAGCTAAGATGTCAGGGTGATTATCAACTGTCCGTTGAACTGCCTTCTGTGGATTCTCAAAGAAATCTACTTCAGGCTCTTCCATTTTTGTCTGTTGTTGTCTAGACCCAAGGTTCTGTTTGATAAGTTCATCTGCGAGCTTACGGACTTCGCCTACTTCTTGTGCTTGCTTACCAATGAGCTTCTCAGCCTCTTGGTGCATTCTCACAATCTCATCTAAACTTTTGTCCCTGTATTTCTCAGGAAGCTCAGACTTTTGCTCAATCTTTTGCTCTTCAGCTTCTAGTTCACCAAACACCTCTTTGTCATCGTCAATCAACATACTTATTTCCTTTTCCTGCCGTTTTCGGTTGTAGGAGATTCAACTCGGCACAATTGCTTATGAGTTGGCTTTGCGTTCAGCCTTTAGCTTGTCAGTATGACTCTTGCCAAACTTGCTATAAGCAGTTGGAAAAGAGCCAGACCATCCTTCTAGTCTAAAGGCTGGCGCAGAAAGAATGCGATGAGTTTCCTCACCACACTCACATACGAGTTTTGTTGCCTCATAATCAACAAATCTCTCTGTTTTATGCCCATTTACACAGGCGAATTCATACATTCTTTTCATTTAAGTCCTCAAATGCTCTCTCGCTGACTTGCTTCAAGTTTTTCAGCCAAATAAGTATTGATAACTCACCTTTTCTAAATTGTAGACTTTTTTCATCTGCAATCGTTGAAATATTATTCAAAGGTTCAATCATCTTGTCAACATCCTCCATCAAATCCACCCAACCCTGAGTGGACATCATGGAGAATCGCTCTTCGTAATACTTTTGCAGTTCTGGACTCATTGTTTGGTCATCTGTTGGTCAACAATCTTGGCCTTAGTCTTGATATCTGCTTCCTTGAGCATCAATTCAGCAATCTTGACTCGCTTATCAAACTCTTTAGAAGCCAAGTCATCCTGTTTAGGTAGATTCTTGGTATTAGCCGCCATGCTCTTAGCCTGTAACTCAATAGGCATCAATTGAGCCTCTGTCAACAACTTCTGAGCCTCTGCCTTATTCTGCTCGGCTTGAGTGGTTTGGACAGCAATCTGGGCTTGAGCCAGTTGCATAGCCAATTGTTGTTGCATCTGTTGAGCCTGTTGTGCTTGTGGATCAGCCGTAGCCATCTTATCAAGCATCTGAATCAACTCGTAGCGGTTAGACAACGATGAATTTGCCATGATTCCCTTGAGAATGACTGGCAAAACAGGTGTATTTGGGCCAAGAGTCTGTAGCAAAGAGATGAACTGTTGTTGTTCATGCTCACGAGCAATGATTCCCAATGCGGCAGTCGGAATAAACTTCATGTCCACAGTAGGATAACGCTCTGGGTCAAACTGCATATAGCGGTAAGCAGCCTTGGTGATGAAGGGGATCATGAAATCCTCTTGGAAGTTCACCAATGTACGCTTGTATTTCTTGATAATCGAGGCTACAGCCATCGAAATACCACCTTGACCTGCATCTCGGGAGACTGCAGATACCATTCCTTGAGAGTCCAGAGTGCCAGTAGCTTGCAAAAGCATACGTTCAAACTCTTTAGCAGTCGTCAGATTAGAACCATCAGTATTGCCGAACTTGAATGGGAACAAAATCTCATTAGGATTGCCGTTTGTCAGGATAGATTTGCCTGGTCGAACTTCAAACTTAGCACCACGAGGCAAGCGAGTAGCATCCATAGCCATCATTGGGCTTGTAGTCAGCGCCAAAGAGTCTAAGTGGCTACGAACTTGGGCATCAATAGCTTTCTGTGAGTTGTAAGCCTTCTCAACAGTACCACGACCCAACAAGCGATTAGGAACTGTATCGTCCTGATAAGCAAGGATTGGGCGGTCTTTCATCATGTATGGGTTCTTTTCTGCCTTCAGAAGAACACCATCATTGGCAATCACGACAATTGCTTCGACCAAATCAGCATATTCGTCTTGTACTGAGTCTTCAGGGAACAAGTCCTCTACTTCAGCACCATCTTCAATTTGGTCAAGATATTCACGAGGAACAAGTCCATAGTAGGTCAACAGTTTGACTTTATCGTCTTCAAACTGAGTAATCTCTTGAGTAGGCTCTAAGTCTGTGTCCATAGAGTCAGTGCCGACTTCTACCTTGCGATAGATGCCATCTTCCTGACCTTTAACAATCTTATGGATAGAGACATACTTCTCTACTGCCACGCCCATACAGTCATCAATAGATGTGCCATTAGGGTCAAACAAGAAGTTACGAGGATTAACAGGAACAATCTTTACTGCAATTCGGTCTTTTTCTACAACACCAATTGCTGCTTGTCCAACTTGACCAGGAATAGGTTGAGTAGAAGGAACATAGACCTTCTCTGTTTTGACAACAATCTCACCGATACCAGTACCATAGAGTTCAGCAAGAAGCTCAATTTGATCAATAGATTTGCGAATCTTATCGACCTTGAAGTCTTCCATAAGTTGAGCCTTAATAGCCGCAACATCTAAAGGATTGTTGTTGACATCACGAATATCGTCTTGGATGTCAAAGAATTCACCTTGACCAAAGATAGCTTCCATGATTTCGGCATGGCGTGTCTCTACGGCTTGTTGGGTAGCAGGAGTGACAATTCGGCTACGCTCGGAATCACGAGTCTTATCTTCAGCAGCCCATTCACCAGTAAAGATGCGCTCGTATTCCAACCAGTCATCCAGATAGTTGGTATCTCGGTATTGTCTCCACCGATCACAGTGGTCAACAACGAAGGAAACCAGTTCCTTATCTGAATCGCTTGGTTCTTGGAATTCCATTCTATACCCCTGAAATAATATCTACTGGTGTCCATTCCTCACTGTCATCTTCTTCCATGTAAGATGTAACAGCAAGTTGGTCAATGTAACTAAGGGAGTCAGGCAAGTCATCGTGAACTCCTTGAGCAGGGAACAGGATTAACTGGTCTACGAACTCATCCCAATCTTCCTCAGAATTTAACACAATTCTGCCATGCTCGAACCTTCCTTGTAAAGCCCAGATTATCCTGTCAGCTTTTTTTCTGTTTCCATGAGTCAAATCAACGATATGCGCAAATGTGTTGTTTTTTCGCATTAGGTCACTCAGATAGGGTAAAACAGCGTTCTTTAGCGCCCCCCGCTCAATCCCTACTGCCAAAGGTCTATAGTCCCGAATAGCAACCAATATCTTGGCAGCAGTCTCCCGAATGTCCCATCTTCCGTGTTCAATCTTCTGAACAAACCACTTCCCATCGTCAGTAACCTTCACAATCGAGATAGCAGACTCATCAAGACGCTTCTTAGAGTTAGCGGCTTGTTTGGCAACCTCTTCAAATCCTGCTAGGTCTACAGCAATGTAATAGCTTCCATATTGAGGCTCAACACCATACTTAATCCATTCTTCCTTGAAGATGTCTGAACCCGCATTGGTAAAGCTCGCCATGTACTCTTGTTTGAAAGCAAAGGAACTCAGGGTCTTCTTGGCAGATTCAATCTCTTTTTGGTCAATCAAAGGGTTGTCTGCGGTGGTGAAGTGCCAGGACTTCCAATCAGGATCATCCTCACTCTCGCCCAATTTAAAGGTATCGTAGAACCAATTACGCCCTTTAGGAGTCCCAATAAACAAGGCTCTTCCTCGTTTATCAGATAGAGATGCTCGGATAACCTGTTCCCATGCTTCAGGCTTGATATCGGCTACCTCGTCTAGTACGGCATACGTTAGAGACACACCACGAAGGGTATCTGGTCTGTCAGCACCACGAACATAGATTCTTGCTCCGTTTATCAGAGTGATATCCAAGTTGTTCACATGACTGTTCTGGATAATGTCTCTACCAAGGTCTAACAACAAGTCCCAGATAATCTGTCTTGACTGTCCCATAGTAGGTGATACATAAAGCACAGCAGAGCCTTGTGGACACTTTAAACCCTCAATCAAGAGCGTTACTGCCGCCATCCTAGACTTACCACACCTACGACCAGCAGCCACTACCTTAAACCTCGTTTGGTCTTTGAAGACTTCTTGTTGCCAGGGTAGTAGAGAGAAATTAAGGTCAGCCATATTTAGCCTCTACATCTTGGGGTTCATCAGGATTCGTATCAATAACAGTAGGCTCACCAAGTCCTGTAATGTTAATCGTCACAGCAGACCTTTGGCTCTTATCCTTTTCAAACATGGAAATAGGCAATGTCCTGTCTAAGCACATCTTCAAAGCAACCAATTGGTGTGGATGGTCGTCATTCAGAGCTATCTCTATGACCTTCTGAGCAACATCCTTACCTCCACTCCTGATCATCAACTCCTTCAACTCCTTGAGCCTCTGGTGGTCTGTCTTAGGCAATACAGCAGGCGGGTTATCAGCAAACCTCTGTATCGTCATCTTCACCGACCCTTTAGGTCTTCCTCTTCCTCTTTTCAATCGCGCTTCCATTTGTCCTCCTTGGATGGTTTTAGCTTTTTCTGAATGGGGGGTGTACCACAAATATCTCAAGCCACCGACTACCCCCTCCCCCCCATACTTCTCGTTTACCCTACTGTTGATCTGTCCAGTACTGTCCAGGCATACATGAGGGTTTTCCCTACTGTATAAATAACCAGGTAAGCAGCTAGATGCGAATAATTCTCATTTGTGTTTAGGTAAATGCGAATGATTCTTATGCACCTTTTTTAGGGTACTTGGATTTGGACTAGCTTGTCTTACCCTTACTTATTCCTTCTATCTATCCTTATCTAACCTTAGTAGACAATCCTCTGTTTAGGGTTGTTGTTTATTTCCGACAGAGTTAGTAACTAACCCTAGTCTTTCAAAAGGTTCATCTATTCTGTATCCCAATGAATGCAGATGTTGATAAAGGGCTAAAAGGTTTTCGAATCCTTGGGAAATATTCCCTTGTCCAACTGTTAAAAGGATTTGTCGTTTAGGGTTGTCTAGTTTTCTGCGAAACTGAACAGTATCAATTTTGGGAGGTCTAGCCATTGTTTTCCCTCGTCTGATAATTAATTTAAAATAATTGTACTTTATTAGGGTTTGTCCTAATAGTTTTTTGTTTTTTTGTTGCTATCCTATCTGTGTGTTCAATCAATCAATAGGTGTAAATATGAAAATTGAAGAAGTCCAAAGAATCAGACAATTCGTCTTAGATAGATATCTTGAAACAGAAAAGGCAATTTTCGTTTCCGATCTTATGTTGCAATTCAAGACTAATGCCAAAGGTGTTCACAATGCCCTTGGCTATGATGACTTCATCTTTGAGCATGAGAGCAAATGGCAAGGTTCAAATTATTCGGGTAAGTACGTTCTTTCCCCTTGTGTAGAACCCTCAAAATCTTTTCTTGTGAAAACTATCAAATCTTTAAAGGTGTAAACATGAGCTACAGATCGGAATTTCCAACTTTTGACTTTGATATCCCATTCCTTGAGGGCTTCACAGATAAGTCTTATCGGAACGATGTTTGCCCAAGCTTCTATAGCCAATTCAATGCTACACATGATTTGGTTTTGTGGGTTAACTTCAAAAACCCAAATCGTAGAGAGGGTGGAGGCAAACAATTCACCCTTTGCTTGAACCCTATCAATGATGAAGACTTAGACATTGAATCGTATGACAATGTCCTCTTCACTACAGATTCTTGGGAAGAGCTTGTCAACAAAGTTAATCAGACTTGGGGAGCATGGGCATGAATGACAACCACAAAGATATCCTAACCGCCATTCTTGTTGGCCTTTCCCTTTGTGTAGGGTTGTTGGCTTACTTTGATGTTTTATTCAAATAATAGGCGTGCAGCCAAATCATAGGGTTTTCCCTAGTTTTCCAGGCATTGACTATTGACTACAATGTCTTTTCTTAATCAACTTTTAATAGGTGTCAACATGAAAAAATGGGTTAAACAAGAAGTAAATTTCCAAGACATTCGGGCGATTTATACCGACATAACCACAGGCGAAAAAATCCAAGAAACCAGACTTGGGCAATGTTTTGTCTACAACACCAACAAACTCTGCGATAAGCCAACAGACTTTTATAGTCCTAAAAAATTTGAGGGTTGGGATTTTTGGGTTGGAGGTTATGCCTTAGATGATGACCCAACAGTCTACGAAATTGGCACTTACTGTTGTGATGGCGATGGCATTATTACTATTGTTTTGTTGACCAATGGAGCAATTCAATTGTTTGACCAAGGCCAACCAGAAATGATTCTTAGTTCTAATCTTGATGAGGCTATGGAAAAAGCTACAGATTATGTTCGGGTTTGTTATCCAGAAATCTATAATGATTTCTTGTGTGCATGATTGGCTGATTATCGATTTTTTTTAAAAGGAGTTAATATGAAAATCAAAGAACAAAAGAATGGAAATTATACAACATTTGAGCGCACATTCCCAAGTGGCTATTATGTGGTGAAGCTTTACAAACGAGGTGAACTAGTTGATAAGGTCATGACCGATACTTACAGGGCAGCTAGTGCCTATTTCAAGTCTTTTAACCTTATTGCAAAAAATTCTTAATAGGTGTCAAAATGAAATATACAATTGAATATAGCCATGTCCCAACTCTTAGAAATCCAACTCTAACAATTGAGACAGATAATCTTGAGTTACTTGTTCATATAAGTGGACATAATATTTTATCTTTTACAAATCATGCTAAACAATTAAATTGCATTCATGATAAATATGCAATTATTGAACGCATATATCAAGAGAATAAAGAAAAAAACGAAATAAATGTTTTATATAAAAGCTTTAAGCATTTCAGTACAAAATTATCAGATATGTTGAAAGCTGCACCAACAGAAATTTTTGTCTAATCTTATTAAAAAGGCGTAAACATGAAAACTCAAAAGCTTGAATGCTTGACCTTTGCTAGTGGAGCAGAGGCAATTGCGCATTACTATTCACAAGGCTTTTCAACTGTCCTAGACTTTGACAATGCACGACTCATGCGACAAGGTGATGATGAGGTATTGATTCGCAGATCGGATTTACTGGTTTGGGAATCATCACGAATCCGCATTACCTGGCATTAATAACTCAATAATTTTTTAATAGGTGTAAACATGAAACAAACAATTAACTGCCACGAATTTATCAATCAATTTGATTTATTACGCCCAAATAATTTCTCTCGTGAGGCGCTGATTATGATGTTTGAGTATTTCGAGCAATACGAACGTGATATTGGCGAAGAAATTGAGTTTGACCCAATTGCCATTTGCTGTGAATATGTAGAACAAACCATTCCTGAGCTGGTTTATGGTTATAAACTAGAAAAAGAAATCGATGGAATGGAGCAGAACGAAATGCTTGATTATTTAATCAATTTTCTTGAGGAGCAATGTATTTTCATTGGTTTGACAGATTCAGGCACTTTTGTATATCAACAGTTTTAATAGGACTCAACATGAAAAAAGATACTGGCTGCCCTACATTTTATAAAGCTAAATTTGATTCATATAATTTTATCTTCACCTCATATGGTGAAACAAAACAAAAAGCAATTGAAAAGTTAAAAGAGGGATTAATTCAACATTCACGAGATTTTGGGATTGACCAAGACTGGTGGATTGAATACAAAAATGATATTTATGTAATTGAGGTTGGTTTAGGTGGATGCTATCGTGACAATGAAGCAATTTTGGAGCATCCATGATTTATGCTGCACTAGCCCTAATTCTACGAATACTCACTAAACGCTAAACCTAGAACCCTCCATTGTGAGGGTTTTTTCATATCTGAAATTTAAGCCTTTATGGGCTTTTTTTTGCGTCTATGCTACCCAAGTATGCATTGGGCTAAAAAAACGCTTAAAAGGGGCTTTTATCGCCTTTTAGTGGCATTGTCTCGCACAATTTGCGTATCGTCTCATTCAGTGCAGACAATTCGTCCATTTTGTAGACATTCCAAAGCCTTTTTTGTCCATGTATTCCGTTAACCGATCCTCTGTGACAATCAGCGCATAAAGGCATTGAAGTAAACCATTGGCCTTGATTTATTTCATGGCATTCACTTGGTGGTGATGCCTGGCAAACAATGCAAGCCATGCCCTTGATACGCTCAATATGGGCTTTTTCGTCATTGGTGGGCTTTGCTTTGTTTTTAGAATGCACTATTGGGTTGCCTTTACTTCCATGCGAGCATTATATTGTTCTGTCTGCCATACAGATATTTTTGCTTGAGCGGTGGTCATTAACCAACGATATTTTTCCTCAAGCTCTACTGCTGCCCTAATTCCATCCAAAATCTGAATGTAATCTTGATGAGCATAAGCAAAGGTTTCCTGTTTTCCAAGAACTTCTGTCCCTGCTTGCGACATCAATTGGGCTTTTCTTGATTTTCTAAATTCCTCTAAATACATTCTATCAGCCTTAGCCTTTGCATATAAAGGTGCGGTATCGATTAAATATTGAATAGCTTTAGATGGATAATCCATTATGTTATTTCCACGACATTATGGTTATTGGATTTAATATAATCTTTGGTTTTCTTAATATATTTTTCAAATTCTGATCTGCTAATGCTCGATTGTTGTAAATCAGCATATTGGATTAGTTCCCTAATTGCCTGAATCCCCTCGCCTGTCAAACCAAGACGCATTGTCTTTTGATATCGCAAGGCTGCATCATGGAGTGCTTTTTGGGCTTTCTCACAGACTGGTAGAACCTCGTCTCTACCAACCCCATGCCTGGCCATTGTTTCTGAAAGGTTTAAAACCTGAGTCAAGGTATGCCAGTCTTGGATTGTTCCTTGACCCTTGGTGATTGAATCTAGGGCTGAGTATTCTGTGAGTCTAAGTTTGTCCAACTTATCCCTTGGTGCAATGGTAGCGCCCTCTAGCGCATGGACTAGCGGGTTAATCAATGCCCATACTTGGCGTTTAACACGCTTTCTCATACATCTTCGTATTTGTAGTTCAGTTTGTGATGTTGAAAGCGCATGGCTGCCTCGATTTCCAGTTCAGCGCAAGCCTCTTCTGACATGATTCCAACGACATCACGACCTTCAAACCAGACTTCTTTTATGGATTCGTTATAGGTGGACTTGTCATCGTCTATTTCGTATTCATAAACGACTGTTACGACTTCGCTACCTTGGCCGATTGTTGTATCAAATTCCCATGTATGTTCCATGATTCACTCCTGTTAAAAATTACACTTTATTCCTGTTTTATATTGGTTTCTATTAGGAAAAACCCTTAGTCACCACAAAAACAAGCAATTCCCTCTTCGTTTTGGTCAAACATATCTGTCTGAGCCAATGCATATTTGTGCATTTCTGCATAACTTGGGCGGTCTTTGCGGAACTTTGCTCCATCGCCATAGGTCTGGCTTGAATCACTTGCAAGCTCTTCTACTTTCATCCACCATAATGCTCTTTCAGGTTTTTCTTGGATCAGGGACTGGATTTGGTGAGCAGGTTTTAAAAAGCACAAATCACAATTTCCATGCATCGTTACCCCATTGTTATTTGGCAATTTAAGGTCGAAAGAGTGATTTTTCCAAAACTTCCCAACATCTTCCTTTGTGATTCCTGCTGCAACCAAAGGTGTCCTGCTTCGGTCAATCTTAGCGGCTCGTCTTTGTTCATCTGCTCGAATGCCAACCCAGTCCATGTTTTCGTTATGTTGCCAACCCAAAGACTTTAAAAAGTGATGGATGACACGAATCTTCATGTTAATTGTGCAGAACCTGGCAACAGGGTTTGGAAGATTAAATTTCCCATGTTGGCTGATTGACTCAAGAAAAGGTTCGCCATTACGACTTGCAGTTTCATAGGTAACGACTCTGAAACGCTCTTTTGGGATTTCGTGAGCTTTGTATTCAAGCCAGTTAATCTTTACACCCCAATTTGTTTCGCAGGCATGGACAAACTCTAAGGTTTCCTCACATTCCTTGCCTGTATTGGCAAAACAGACGATTGCTTCCTCTGGCAGGCTCATGTCGTGAGCCTCTAGTATCTTGTAAAGCATGAATGCCGATGTTCTGCCTCCTGAGAAGCTAATGCAGGTCGGTTCAATAATCTCAAATGGGTTACTCATGTTAAATCCTCTTTAACCATTACTTCTACTGCAGGGGTTTCTGCATAAACCTTTGTCACATGGAGATTGACTACCTGTTTGTCATCCAGATAGACAATTTCATTCATGGAGTCCAAAAAGCACTTGGCTACATTGTCTAGATCGGGCTTCTTCATGGGCTTGATGATTCCTGACAATGCGTCTTTGCGCTTCTGTTTTGAGTAGGATGCGGGTATTCCAACTCTGATATAAATTGCGACTGTTATAGGCGTGTCTAAAGGCTCTGAAGCACCCATAGCTGCCTTTGCCATCATCCTGATTTCATCTTCGTAAGTCTTTGTCTTTTGTGGCGTATAGGTAGAGGTGAATTTGCCCCTTCTAGCAAACCTTGGTCTGCCTTTGCCTACTGGCTCACCATAGACAATGTAGGTCAACATGAATGTCATTTCAGGACTCTCCATGCGGAGGCAGCGCACAAGGGGACTTGTCCGTTACCAATGGCTTTAATTCGCTCCATCCGAGCGGCCACCCCATGAGCCACTCGACCCACGTTGGGTTCAGTTGCCCACCAGTCTCTGTTTCCAATTGGTGCGCCACCACCCCAAGTCCAGGTGACTTCCTGTTTCCCGCAGTCTTTCCGTCCTTCCAATCCCGAGCGTTTGGTGTTGGCAAAAGCTTCTCCCGCTCCGCTTGTTTGACTGCAGTTATCAGGTTGATTTGGTGCTTCTTGTTCTTCAGATTTTCCTCGCTCCGAGGTCCTCTCTTGCCATCCCATGCGTTCGGGGTAGGCCAGTTCTGCATATTGCTCACCTGATCCCTTAGATTGGCAGGTTTGCTTCTGCCAGGTCGAGCTTGTGTTGCTTCTTTCTCCAAAGCTTGGGCAGACTTCGGAGGAAGTTTGTCCATGGTTGTCGGAGTTGCCCATTTGTTCTCCTCTAATCCAAATCCTGTCCCTCTGATGGTTCGCTCCAATGTCGTTTGCTCCCAACACTCCCCATTTCGCATCAAACCCCATTGAGGCCAAGTCTCCGAGAACGGCTCCAAGTCCCCGAGAAGTGAGCATTGGTGAGTTTTCCACGAAGACGAATCTGGGTCGTACTTCACGAATGATCCTCGCCATTTCTCGCCACATTCCTGACCGCTCTCCATCGATTCCGACACCTTTTCCTGCGGCTGAGATGTCTTGGCATGGAAACCCGCCAGATACGACATCAACAATTCCTCGCCAAGGTCTTCCATCAAAGGTTTGAACGTCATCCCAAATCGGGAAAGGCGGGAGAAACCCATCATTTTGTCTTGCGCACAATACGCTAGCTGGGTATTGCTCCCATTCAACTGCACAGACTGTTCTCCATCCAAGGAGGTGTCCTCCGAGAATGCCTCCACCTGCTCCTGCGAAGAGAGCGAGTTCATTAAGGCCCTGCTGATTAGCCAACTCATTCAATTTGTCCTTCTTTCATTTGACGCATATAAAAACGGACTCGATCTCTTGCTCCAGTTCCATAGATTCTTTCGCAACGCTCAAGTCTGGCACGAACAAAGTCGTTATCTCTGGTTGTCTGCCAAGAGCGGAATATTTCCCTTGCTTCGGCTTTTTCCAATACAACTCTGTCTCCAACATTTGATACAACTTTTCTTGAATAAACCATAGGTGTTTACTCTAAGTCTCCTGTAAGCTCCAATGCTTTGTTTATCAGATAAAGCGGAACATTCTTTCCATCCTTTACTTGGTCTAACAGGATCATTGCCTGATAGTGGCTCATGTTTTATTCCTTAATTGAGCTAGTCTAGTTCTTATATGTTCAGGCATTGGGGCGGCTTTTTTTCTGTCAGCCTCAATCTTTGCAAGTGCAGGATCAATTTCAACTTCTTTTTTGATCCCGAAGCTTTCTGGAATCTCAGCCCCATCCCATCTTTGTTGATTCAGATAAACCAGAGGTGCAGGAATAAAAGCACCATCGTCTTTTCTCCAAGCATCTGTTGTTTTCATCCATTCGATATGCTTGATGATCTGGTCTGCGCAAGTATCACAATAAAACTTTTTCCACTTTACGAGACAGGCAGCCTTGCCACCTTTTCTGAATGATTTAGGCCAAGTTGTCCAGAATCTTTCAAAGTTATCCATGCTATTTCCTTTAGACATAGGTTCTCCAAGGGTGGATAGAGGACTTTCTATCCGACCTTCTCCAAGCATTAAGGTATTCATTATTGACTCCTGTTAACTAAAATACAAAACGCCCCAAGTGCGCATGACGAGTTAATTCGCTTATACATTTGGCCTTGTTTCCACCGATGTACCAAATGCTTTACCAGTCGCTTAACTAACGCTGGTCGGCAAACAGGGGGTGTTTCCTGATGTCGGTGTTTTCTTCCAAGCCATCCATGCAGATGCACTACTTTCGTGTGGAGTACGGAAGCTGAAGTAGAAATAAAAAAACCGCTTGCAACTACTCTCTGGTGGTAGTCTTTCCTAAATACACCCTTATCGGTACTTAGGGAAGACAGAGAGTATGTGCAAACGGCCTTAATTTTGTTACCTACCACAGCAACAACTTTATTTTACACAAATTTAATGCGTGTCAAGCATTTTTTTTATGTTTATTGGACGATCTAGATGCAACTCTAGAGTTCTGACAAGCAAAGCAGTTACTGCTGCAGAGAAATCGCCAGGTTCGTCAACATAGACAACAGCCATGCGATTAGCATAGCCCTGTAGTGTTTCAGCGCAAGTTTGTTCAATTTGTTCGATGTTCATACGAGTAGCCTAGCATGGCAAAATAGTCTTGTAACTAAGGGTTTATCCCTATTAAAAAGATTAAAAAGGTGTGGCACATTACAGGTGTTGGGCAACTTTCTCCTCGAAGTCCATCGAGCTAAACAGTTGCAATGCCATCGAAACTTGTGCCTAACATGGTTGATTGAATCAAGCGTAAAACAGGGACGAATTGCAAAAACGGACATTTGGTAAACAACAGGAGTGAATATGCCAATACTTAATGGAAAACAGGTCGTAGACCTAGAGGTAGATGGAGTAGATAGCAGAGATTATCCAGATTTCTGCGATGCTTACTTCTCTAGTGGTAGTTATGAAGATGGTACGCCATTGACAGAAGATGAGTTAGACAAACTAACCAACCTAGCATCTGATGTCTTATGGGAAATGGCATTTGACAAGCTTCACTAATGAAATCACTATTTCAGACCTACATAGAAGAATTCTCAGGAATTCAGTACTGCCCTTATTGTTTGAAAACAAAAGGAAACAAAATAGTCTGTTGCCAAGAAGCAGACTTTATCCAGTTCAAGGATTTAGACCTTGATCAACAAAAACAAATCATCGATGACGAGTTAGATACTTACAGGAGTTAATATGTCAATAGAAGCGTTACTAAAAACCAATGTCAACGAACACGTTGAGAAGAAAAATGGTTTGTCCTACCTATCATGGGCATGGGGTTGGGCAGAAGCTCTCAAGGCTGATCCTACTGCTTCCTACAAGGTGGAAATGTTCGGAGACAAGTGTTTCATGGACATCAATGGTACGGCAATGGTATTTGTGACAGTTACCATGTTCAACAAACCAATGACTTGCCAATTGCCAGTCATGGATTACCGAAACAAAGCAATCCCTAAACCTGACGCTTTTGCAGTTAATACTGCCATCATGCGCTGCATGACAAAAGCCCTGGCACTTCATGGATTGGGTCTATATTTGTATAGCGGTGAAGATGTCCCAGAAGAAGGTAAATTAGTCGTGATTACGCCTACTCAGGGTGCAACAGATAACATTCCTGAAGAGGAATTACAGTACCTGCAAGAGATGGCAGTCGAATTGATTGCCATGTGCGAGCAAGGTGATCCAAGAGAAGCTTGGGTTAAGTTAGAAGCAGAGAGCCTAGATGCCGAGCAAAAAATCGCATTGTGGACTTTGCTTCCTAGTAAAGTGCGTACCGCCTTGAAAAAGGCAAAGGAAATTTAATATGGAAAAGCGTGATAACTCGGGTGTTTTGTTCAAGAATGACAAGAAAGAAACAGGAAACCATCCTGATTACAAAGGAAACATAACAGTAGGTGGTCAGGATTACTGGCTATCTGCTTGGATCAAAGAAGGTAAGGGCGGTAAATTCATGGGTTTGGCAGTGTCTCCCAAGGAACAACAAGCAAAGCCTTCTGAACGCTCTAAAGCAACAGGGTTTGATGACTCTGACGTGCCTTTCTGATAAACTTTTCTCGGGGGGAAAGCTGTGCAATGAGTTTCCTTAGTTTGCGAAAGAACAGTAAGTACCCCCAACTTAATAGGAGTTAATAATGGATATTAAAAGTGCTTTTGACAGAATGTTTAACTTGTCTGAGTTTCCTAGAGTCAGGAAAACAGACCCTGTAACATCACATGAGGCGGCAGAAGCAATCAAGCCTGTTGTTGCCCACCACTTCCAAATAATCTTAGAGTGCCTGCAGACTTATGGGCCACTTGGTAAAGATGGAATCTCAGCCATGACAAACCTAGACTCAAATCAGGTTGCCAGGCGTTTGGGAGAAATGCAGAAGATTGGACTTATCAAATTAACTGGTAAGACAGTCAAATCAGACTCAGGTCGTGCAGAAAGGGAGTGGACAGTATGATTGAAAAACCACCACATTCAAAGATTAGCTATCCATCTATTCCCTTGAAAGACTTTAAATGGGAATCAGGATCGGATGTCCAAGCCCTTTGGAGAAAGCATGGATGGACTCCTCCTTCAGAGAACATGACTCCTCCACCACCAGAGAAATTAGATATTCCGCTGCGGAGGATAAGATGAACGAGAATCAAACCAGAAACGACACTCTAGAAGAGGTTGCCAAAGAGTTTGAGAAGATGAAACCATTTGGTGATACGGCACATAGTTTTGCTACTTATGTAAGAAACATGAAAGTATGCCCACCTTGTCATGGGAACTGCAATCAGGGACGAACTTGTCCTGCGAGAGATAAAAAATGATGCCACCAATTGAGTTAGGCGGTAATCCACCTGCCAACAAGTTTAAGTTCTGTGATAAATGCGAATCCATGAAGCCTCCAGAAGGAGGAATTGACATGGGTTCTAAATGGAACTGTCAATCTTGTTGGACAAAACGAATCACTTATAAAAATCTTAATACTAAGGGCAAGAAATGAGTTATGCAGATGTTGAAATGAAGGTCATCCAATGGGGTGAAGCAAGAGGAATCGTACAAAATAGCACTCCATTTGCTCAAGCCCTGAAGACCAAGGAAGAGCTAGACGAATTGTTCGATGCCATCTCCAAAGATGACAAAGACGCAATAAAAGACGCTTATGGCGATATTCTTGTCACCCTAGTAATGGGTTGCGCTTGCGCTGATTTAGACCTTGTAGACTGTTTTAAAGGCGCTTACGAGGAGATTAAAGGACGCACAGGCAGACTTGGTGCTGATGGGATTTTTTACAAGGACTAAGCAGTAAGAACTGCTAATGCGTGATTTATCTCTTTTTCCCGATCTGCAAGACCTATTAGACCGCCATTTATGCGTTTAGTCATGGTCTTGTAGTCTCGGGTATCAGCATACTGATTAAGTTTCTGTGTAGACCAAAACCATCCTGCAGTTAGAGCTGCATATTGCGGTGTTTTAACCAACTCTGGTTGCATTACAAAATCAACACCTAAAGCCTGTCCTGCGTGATAGAAATTTGCATGACCAGTTAGTTGAAACAGACCTTTTCCAGAAAACCTGAATCCATCACCAGAGGCTTCATCTCTGTTGCCCATACGATTGGCGTAAACATTGTTTGCCAATGCTTTTTCGTTACGAGCGTACTTTTGAGCAATCTCTAGCGTAGGAAATCGCTTGGGCCAGATAACCATGAGTCGTTCGGCAGAATAACTCAAGCCCTCTTGGAGTTTCTTAAAGTTACCACTCTCATGTGCTGCTTGACCAATAAAACAAGCTTGTCTAAGTGGCGTAGAGATGTCAAAACGAGCAAATGTTTCGTTTAAAGGATCAACCCATTCAGGGCTAATCTTCAGTTTTTGTAGTTGATCACTTGTTACCATTTAACAAATTCCTTACATTCTCGTATGCGTCCACGCAAGCATTCAATGCGGCAGTATTCTTATCACCTTGGGCGACTATTTCTGCGATGGCTTGGAGGGTTGCTCGTTCGGCATCAGAAGCTTCGTTAGCCTGTCTGTCAGGTTGACTTCCTGCTTTTGAATCTGTGGTGGTAGGGGCGGGACTTGGGGTGGCTTGTACACAACTTGGGGAGCTGATCCGCACCCGACCAGCCCTAATAGCATTATCCAAAGCAGACTGTTTTTGATTGACAACATTATTAACCTCCATGAGTTTACTGGCAGTAGTATTTAGCTCTTCATTGAGTTTTTGCTCTATTTGACGAGATTCTTCATTCTTCTTAGCAATGGCTATTTGCATTTCAGCATCTCTATCTGCCCAACCAAAGTGATATCCACCTCGGTAAGTCCCAAATAAAGCAATAGAAAACCCCAAAAGTAGCCAAGAAAGTGGAATGCCAAACATTATTCAGCCTCTTTTCTTGCTTTTGCTAGCTCTTCACGCTCGTGATCAGGTTCTAAGTGGTCAGGAGGCGTGGTTGGAGGAGGTGGTGGTGTCCAAGACTCATCTAGGTCAGGATTCTTGAAATTTAACCAGTTTGGCGCAGAAGTTGTAGGACTCCAAGTAGAAGTCGCTACAGGCGTTTGAACAGGTGGTGGACTAGGTTGCACTGGAGGCGGTGTTGGAGTGCCTTGGATGGCGTTTATAGCGCTTCCTACGCCCTTTTTACCGATAACTCCACCGATTCCACCAACAATGAGCAAAACGATGTCATTGAGCATCTTGGTATATGCCATATCAATCGGGGCCATACTCTTGATTGGCTGAGTCACGAATGTCACAGAGTAGAGCAAAGCCACAACGATGAAGCACAGAATCAATGTGACCACAACGACCACAAATCCCCAAACATAGGTTTCTATCTCTTCAATTGTTGGTCTTGGTTTCTGTTGGGACATCATTAACCTTTTTTTCAAGAATTGGGGCTACCAGGTACTCAGGACATTGTTGAGTAAACAGACATTTAGGCTTTTGGCACTGTTCCAAGATAAAGTTATCAGGGTTCTGGCAGGGATACCTGTAGACATCCTTACATCCAGACAACAACAAAACCAATAAAAGTACTTTATACATAGAAGTCTAGTTTTCTATTGGTGAAAATCTCAAGCCTAAGCTTCTGTTGCTCTGCTCTTTTGTTGTACAACTCAAGCAAAATATCGTCAATCTTGCGTTCCGCTTTGGCAGATTTAACAGCCATTCGATACTCGTCCTGGTGCTTTTCAATGCGCTTTTGAGTGGCATCTGTCTTATCTGGATAGCCAGAAGCATCAACCATTGGAAACCATCGGATTTTGTCTATCATTTCTTATCCTCCCTTTCCCTTGCTCTAGCGTAAAAGTAAAGAATCTTTGCCCTTAGTTCACCAGAATCAGCAGCGCCAGCCCATTCTGCCAATCTATTCCAAAGCACCACCAACTGCTCTGCCGTACAACTGTCTCCATTAGTGGTTAACCACCTAGACAACTGCATATGCCTAAGTGTCGGATCGTTTAACCAAGTAATTGCATAAAAGTCTGTCAACAAACACTGCTTGGGTTGTGCCGATACCAGTAACCATGCGGAAAACAGGCATAGCACTAACCATCTCATTTACTCATCTCGGTAGTGGCTAGATTGATTCTTGTCTTGATTTCAGTTGCGTCTTCTGGAATCTCTCTGAAACCTACAGATATATAACCATCAAACTCGCCCATTTGCGGAGGAATCCCACCACGACAAACAAATTTAACGCCCTGCTTTTCTTCCCAATCAGAGTTCTTTCCTGTAACCACTAACTTATCGCAGTAGACTTCGCCACCAAGCATAGCAATCATCGACTGGTTTCTTTGTGGGTCTTTGTTGAACAATGATGAATTAAGTCCATCCATTGTCTTGTCATGACCTTTAGCGTTCAAAGCAAATAGCGTTGTGCGTGAATTAACAACTAGACTAGCCTTGTGAACAGTTACAGTCTCAGCCTCAAGATCACGCTGTACAGCTAATGCCACTTGCAATAGCGATGGTGTATCTTTAAGTTCTGTTTGATGACTAGAGTTTGTAATTGCTTGCAACAAAACTTGACGTGAATCCCAAGCAAAATATCCTGCAAAGAACATAAACGACAACAAAATAACTGTGAACAGTTTGAATGGATTGTCTACCCACTTAATCAGTTCAATTACTTTGTCAGCATAAGACTCAGGTTTTTTACGAGCATGAGTAACAGACACTGAAGGCTCTGATTTTGGTTTTGGAGCAGTCTTAGGGATAGCTCGTTTTACAGGCGCTACTTTAGCTGGAGGTTTTTTAGTTACCATATTCCGCACCAAATAATCATGTATGTTCCAAAGACAATGAAGCAAGCAATGCAGACTGACGCAATAATTGCTTCAGCCCAGTCAATCATTATTCTTCTGTTGACATTGCACCTTTGAGACCAAAGGTAGTTGATGAACTAATTGTTGGACTCCATTGGCTTGGGTCTGACAATATTTTCAACACTTGAACTCGCTCCGAAGCAGGCAATGTTGACAACAAATCAGCAGCACCTTGAGGTGTCTTCATGGCTTCTGTCAAAGTCTTCAATGTCTTCTGTCCAACAGCCTTCTCCAACTCACTAATCACTTTATTTGTAGAGGAGGCCAATACGCTCAAATATGATGGGAATCGAATGTAAGAAGTTTGTTGTTTCAGCAATTGAGATAAAGCAGACTTCCCTTCGCTTACTTGTTCAGCAACAGACAATTGAGTCAAACGCTTATTTGCTTGATCTCGCAAGACATTCATTGAGTTTTCTGCTAATTCAGAAGCAATGTTGTATTTGCCTGGTCCAAGAATCTTCTCCACCTCTTCTGGAGATTCGTTCTGCACTAAACGCACAAAACCATCTTTATTGGTCTTCCAAAGTTTGAGTGCTTCACCAGTAAGTTTGCGTTCAGCAATCTTTTCCATGCCTTTGGTGTAGTCAGCCAAATATTGGCGATAACCTTTGCCACCAGACTCTTCAATTGCATCAATAATGATTGGTCGAATGTCTCCAAGAACCTTAGAAGCAAGATTTCGTTGAGAAGTTGCATCAATGCCAGGACGAAGCTTCTGAATAGCCGCATTGACAGAATTCTTGCGAATCGCATCCAAAGCAACTGCATCCACAACACCGCCATTGTTTGTCCAACGAGCAATGTCATCAGCAACATTCTTAACTGCACCTACCAACACATCATCGCCTGCGAAACGAGGATTATTGGCAATAGAAGAGATGCTTCTAGACAAACTAGCGCCTTCAATTGGCTTGATTCCAACAGAACGCAAAGCATCAGCAGCGCCTTGGGCAAAACGAGCGCCTTGACCTAAATCCAAGGAAGCCTGTGCCGCCTTAGAAGCCCAGTTATCTGCCATTTGAGCCAAATCACCCTTATAGGTGTACTTGGTAAATCCAACAGGAATACCCTTCTTGATTAACTCAAGGCGACCTGCAGCTTCTGCCAAATCACCTGCTGCAATCAACCTACGAACATCTGCAACTTTAGCGGCTGCTTCTGCACTAAGCATTCCTGCTTGAGTCTCATAGTCTGCTACTGCTTTACCAAGATTAGCCCGATCCAATGCGGCTTCTCGTGATGGAGTCGTAATCTGATTAAGAGCAGATTTAGCCTTCTCAGCGACAGAGCGAACTTCTGCAGCATTCTCACCGCCTGCCAACTTAGAAAGAGCCTTCAAAGATTCTTCTTCGTTAAACAAACGGATTTTGCGTATGAATTGTGGGTCTTGCTTAAGAGCATCATCAATCAATGCCTGCCAAGTTGGATTGTTTACAGAGGCAGTAACCTCTGCAACACTTGCATTTGCAGGTGCATTTTTAAGCGCAGAAATGACGTTTGGCAGGTCTTTACCTAATGCCAACTGAGCCAAGCTTGCAGCTTTCTGAGTAGGCGCATTAACAAGGTCAATAGCCTTGCCAATTCCTTTAGCAAGCAATGGAGCAACTACCCGTCCTCCTGCCTCATAAGTAGCACCTTCAAGAATATTCTTGACTGGTTCTGTTTTGGCTTCTTCTGGAGTCATTCCACCAAGGTAGATATCACCTAACTTCAAGGCCTCTTTAGCCATTCCATAACCAAGTCCTGCTCCACCGACAACACCTGCAGGGCCAAGTGGAGTTCCTAGAAGACCACCACCAACTGCTCCAAGAGCCTCCACTGTTGGAGCAACTACTGGTTTAGCGATGTTGCGATAAAGCAACTCTTTTAAACTAAGATTTGGTTGATTCTTAGAAGCAGGAACTGGCTTGCCATAACCTGGTATTTGCTCCGACATTGGAGCAGGATATCTTGAAGCTAAACGAGCAGTTTCATCTGCCACTTGAGGTTGAATGCCCAAATATTTGTTAGGGTCGAATTCTGCAGTTTTGCCAAGATATGCGTCTGGGTCAAATTCAGCCATTATTTCTCTCCTAGTCGTTTCTTGATTTGAGCTGCACGAAGATCATTAGGATTCTTATTAGCCCAATCTAAGGCTTGCTGATCTTCACCAGTCAAAGCTTTTTTAGGTTGTTCAGCCTTGTATGAGTATGTCATGTCATAGGCTTCTTTAAGGCGTGTTTTAGAGCCTTGAATGTCACCAATTGCTTGGTTAAGAGCCTCACGAACATCCTTAACATCTTGTCTGCGGTCAATAGCACCAAATGAGGCAGTAAGTTGCTTGCCTTCTTGATTAGACACATTACCCAAAGCGCCACCAGTTTTAGAGGCATCACGCAAGTCTTGCAGTGCTTGGAAACCACCTTTAGCGACAATCTTGTCGTACAAAGCTTGAGCCGCACGACCATTGGCAGTTAGGCCAGGCAATCGACCTGCAGCAAAGCCTGTAATTTCAGGAAGACCAGGGTGATCACGCAACTTCTCAATATCTGCAACAAATGCATCAGATTTAGTCTCAAAACTCTTGATTGCAGAAGTAGCCTGTGGATATGCCGATTCACGCTTTTGAAGTTCTTTAGGAGTCAATAATTGCTCAGATTGAGCCTGCTTAAATGACTGAGCCATTTGTGCAATATCTCTACGAGCATCTGCCTGCATTTGAGCAACTTGAACTCTTGTAGCGCCTGCCTCACGAGCCGCATCAATTCGTGCTTCTGCAGCAACTTTAGCCGCATCAATTCGTGCTTGATTAGCTAACTGTCTATCAGCAGAGCCTTGTAGAGAAGCTAAAACCTTATCTGGAGAACCATATTTTGTCACTACAGAAAGGATTTGTTCTTGCGTAGCATCTGGACCAAGTTTAGACAACTCATCACGCAATTGTTCTTCTTGTTTGATAGACAATTGTGTTTTAGCAGCAGTAGCCATTGAAGACATTTGTGCAGCTTGGCGTTGTTGAGTCAAAGCCATTTCACTTTGAGCTTGACGAGCAAGTTGAGCTAATGCAATAGCACCTTGTTGGTCGCCAATCTGTGCCAACATTTGAGCGCCTCTTAAAACAGATTTAGGATCAGTTTGATCAATCTGTTGAGCAATAGCATTACGAGCACTAATCATCTTGAGTTGTGGGTCTTCTGCACCCATAACGCCACCTAAAGCAGTGCCTAGACCTTTAGCTCCTGCATAGGTCAATGCCGCACCACGAGCAGCAGGATTTAGGTTTGCCAAAGAGATGCCTTCATTTAAAGCGCCAACTCTCTGTTGCTCACCATACATTTGAGGTGTTATTCCAAAAAGACCGCCTACGATATTTTCTGCCATGATGAATCCTTATGCGAATAAACCGCCAATGACATTGCCTGCAGCAGTACCAAATGTTGGCGATGCACCCAAGCCACTCAAGAATGATGCGTATGGGTTGTTAGTGGCTGCTTGACCAGTTGCCAACTCTACGCTCTGACCTGCTCCTGTTAAGCCAAGTTTTCCAACATTAGCACCTGCTTGTGCAGTTTGTTGAGCAAGGTTAGTACTCATTGTGAATGGTTGCTGACCTGCGGCTTCCAGAGCCTGAACTTGACCCAATGCAGTGGTGTATGGAGCATAGGCCGCTTGTTGACCTGCATAGTACTGACCCAATGTTTGAGCGCCTGTACCAAGTAACCCTGCACCGAATTGAACTTGTTGTTGACCCGCTTGTTGAGCTTGAGCAGCCAACTGAGCCTCTTGCATTGCACGAGCGTTATACAAAGCCTGTAATTCAGGAGTTGTAGCACCCAATGCACCGCCTTGAGCCACTGAAAGACCCGCACGACCCTGTTGTTGCAATTTATTCTGCAAGTTAGCCAATTCCAACTCACGACCAGGTTGCAACAAAGCCATCTGTTGAGCAAGATAGTTCTTGGCAACGTCTTCTGGTGTTTGAGCCAAATATTTATTACCTAAAGTAAACAAACTTTGAGCGCCTGTTTGCAATGGAGCAAATTGACCTTGTGCTTGTTCAATCTGCTGAAGACCAATATTAGCTTGAGCTGCCAACTTGTCTTGAGCATACTTAGCTTCAGGACTTAATGTGTAGCCTGCGCTTGTCAATTGACCTGTAACTGGATCAACTTGGAATTGTGAAGTTCCAAATCGAGTTGTCATACCAACAGGTCGGAATGCAGCTGCTTGTTTAGCTGCAGCAGTCTCTGCATCGATCTTGGCTTGAGCTTTAATAGCAGCATCCTTTGATGTTTGGCTTTGCATCAAGCCACCACCTAAAGTCAAACCACCTGACAACAAAGCGCCCAATTGAGCAGCAGTTAATCCACCTAAACCTGTTGCACCTGCAGTCAATCCAGTACCAAGTGCAGTTCCTACACCTGCCAAAGTAGACCCAACGCCTGCTCCTACACCAGTACCAACACCAGTTGTTAAGCCTGATAGAACGCTTCCTGTACCTAATCCAGTACCAGTCAAAGCGCCACCAGTTAAGCCTGCACCAGTTCCTGCAGCACCAAGACCTGCACCTGTAGTAGACAGACCTAAACCACCTGCACCTGCAAGCAACCCTGTTCCACCACCCATTCCTGTAGTGCCACCAAGATTAGAAACCGCAGCGCCAGTCAATGTTCCTGCCGCCAAACCACCTAGTTGTTCAGCAAGAGTCAAAGCACCTAAAGTGCCACCAGTACCACCTAAAGCCATATTGAGTTGAGTCAACTCAGATAATGTCATTCCAGTGTTGCCAATAGTGCTAGCAGCGCCTACATTGGCTAATGAGCCACCAAGATAGTCAGCACCTGCTCCTGCACCTGCATTCAAAGCTTCAAATGTAGAACCTGCTCCAGTAGCGCCTGCGCCACCACCAAATAGGCTCTCAAAACCACCACCAAGACCGCCAAACAATCCCAGAGAACCCAAGATAAATGGTGTCAATGAGTTGCTTACTGCTTGTTGTGTTCCAGTTCGAGCAAGAGTTCCATCAGGGTTATATTGCTGATACCCCCCACCTGTCTTGTTTTCACCTACTTTATAGGTATAGACATTCTCAATACCACCGACTTGTTGGTCTTCACCAGAGCCAGTAACTTGATATTGAGGTTGAACAATGGTGTCACCCAGTGTTACTGATTGACCTTGAGGGACTGTAGCTGCCACACGAGCCGCTACTTCCCCTTCAGATACTCCAACAGCTTTAGCCATTTGAGCAGGAGAAACTCCATAAGCCTCCATAGCCGCAACGATCTCGGCATCACTTATGCCAGGATTTGCGTTCAAAAACCCTAAAATTTGTTCATTCGTTACGGCCATGATTGTTTACTCCGATTCTTTTGGCAGTTGCGCTTCTGCCTGTTCTTTAATTTTAACCATCAAAGGAAAGAAGCCACTCTCAGTAGCAGTCTTTCCCATAAGGTTCAATAGCGCATTGATTTCTTCAAGTGTTAACTCTAAAGTCATGATGCCGCCTGTTGCAAGGGTGTCAAGTCTTCTGTTGTCCAGAAGTCTTTGGCTAACATGATTTTTAGATGTTCTTTGTTGCGTGACAAGCAGTCGGCCCAGTCATCGTCAGACATCAGCTCAGGCTTGCCAGCATTGATGAGATGGACGCTATCTATGGCGGCATAATAATGGCGAGCAATTTCTTCTGCGGTTGGTGTTGCTACTTCAGTCATTTCAGTTTCCTTCCAATTGCTTTATACGAGCAGACAATTCCTTGACCGCATTAATTAAGTACCAAGTCAGGTTGTCGGTATCAACAGACAGAACGCCAGTCGATTCTTGCTTTACGCACTCAGGCAAAACGGCTTGCAGTTCTTGAGCAATTACGCCAAGTTGCACACCTGATTTTTTGATTGCGTCATTAGGGCTAAGTTCTGTGTCAACTTCCTCTGGCAAGCGATACTCAAAGTTGCGTACACGAATTGAATTGATCTTGTCCAAGCCGTCATTGTTGTCAGCAATATTTTTTTTCAAGCGTTGGTCAGAAGTGGTTGACCATGAAGATGAATTGTTACCTTGGTAAACGCCACCGCTATTTGGGTTAATAAAACCAGTGCTAGAGCCTTTACCATTAGCACTTACACCAATAACAATTTCAGAACTATTTGTTGCCGCGCTACCTCTTGACGCTGCGCCAATGTAAATGTTTGACGATCCTGTGGTTGTGCTAGTTGTATTGTGACCTGCTTGCCACCCAATAAAAGTGTTGTAGTCGCCAGTTGTGTAAATGCCGCAGAATGAACCAAGATACACACCATAATTTGAGTTGGCAGATTCGCCAGCCCTATCCCCTATTACCGTGTTAAGTGCGCCTGTTGTAATTGATAATCCAGCGTTACGCCCCATTGCAATGTTAGAGCCACCTGTAGTGCAGTTTTGTAGAGCGCCAGCTCCAACCGCAACCGCACCACCTTCAGAAACGCTTGTGTTTACATAACTTAATAAAGCATTTTGTCCAATTGCAACGTTTTGATTAGCGCCATTTACCATGTTGCCTAATGCGCTAGTACCAATAGCCACGTTGTAACTACTTGAGGTTAGCTTTGCTCCAGCACCATAACCCATGGCGGTATTTTGTGTTGCTGTAGTTTGTGCTTTTAATGCGTTCATACCAACCGCAACACTGATGTCACCCGTAGTGTTTGCGTATAACGATTGATAGCCTACAGCGGTGTTGCTTGCACCAGTGGTGTTTGTGTATGCCGCCTGATAACCTACAGCAGTGTTGTTAGATGCTGTGGTGTTAAAGCGCAAAGCCTGTTTGCCAACTGCCGTGTTAGATGTGCCAGTTGTAGTGGCATACATTGCGTCATGTCCAACAACAGTATTGTCTGTTCCTGTGACGCTATATCCAGCCCTATACCCAAGGAAAGTGCCTGATGCACCTGTCATTGAATACCCAGCCTGACTACCTAATGCAGAAAGGTTGTTTGAAGTTGAGTTGCTATAAAGAGCTTGATAGCCAACCGCCACATGATCTGTGCCTGTGGTGTTGGAACGAAGTGCATTTGAACCCATTGCCGTGTTATTAGAACCAGTCGTATTTGACAGCATTGCAGATATACCAAATGCTTGGTTCTCATTGCCAGTAGTGTTTGCTTTCAGTGCCTGCCAACCAAAAGCGTTGTTATATTCACCGCCAGTTGTGTTTGCTGTAAGTGCTAATGCGCCTACAGCAGTGTTGTAACTGCCAGTGGTATTGCTGGACAGGGCTTCTCGACCAACGCCTGTATTAGATATACCAGTAGTATTTGAGCCAACAGCGTAATAACCAACACCTGTGTTACCAGATGCTGTGGTATTGCTACCCATTGAATAAGAACCCAAAGCAGTGTTGTAACTGCCACTAGTGTTCAAATTCAAAGCGTAGATACCAAGGGCGCTGTTATTAGTTCCTGAACTATTGCTGTTCAGCGCAGAGAAACCTACAGCACTATTGTTTACGCCAGTATTTGATGCGCCTGCGTTATATCCAAGTGCAGTCAAATACGGTGACGCACCGCTAGTGGTCATTGAGCCATAAACAGTACCCAATGCAGTAGGTGTAGCGGCAGAAGCACCACCACCAGAAGCCGCAATAGTAATTGAACCGCCACCATTGGTAATAGTTACACCAGAACCTGCAGTCAATGTTGCTTTTGTAAGCGTATTTCCTGTTGAATTACCAATTAACAGTTGACCATCTGTATATGTTGTTTGTCCTGTTCCACCATTAGCAACTGGAAGAGTTCCAATAACACCAGTAGACAATGGCAAACCAGTTGCATTAGTCAATGTTGCACTTGATGGAGTACCAAGAGCAGGCGTTACAAGGGTTGGGCTAGTTGACAGTACATTATTGCCAGAACCAGTGGATGTTGTTACTCCAGTTCCACCATTCGCTACTGGCAAAGTTCCTGTCACGCCTGTAGACAAAGGAAGACCAGTTAAATTAGTAGCAGTACCGCTAGATGGAGTACCCAAAACACCGCCATTAACCACTGGAGCGCCAGCAGAACCAACATTGCCTGCTAGAGCGGTAGCAACACCAGTTCCTAAACCAGAAACACCAGTTGAAATTGGAAGTCCTGTAGCGTTAGTTAATGTTGCACTAGAAGGTGTACCCAAAGCAGGTGTCACTAATGTAGGAGAGGTTGCAAAGACCAAAGACCCTGTGCCAGTCTCATCTGTTACAGCAGAGATAAGGTTTGCGCTAGATGGAGTTGCTAGGAAAGTTGCTACGCCTGTTCCAAGACCTGAAACGCCTGTGCTGATAGGTAAGCCAGTAGCATTGGTCAAAGTACCGCTAGAGGGCGTTCCAAGGGCGGGAGTGACCAATGTTGGGCTATTGGCAAACACCAAAGCCCCACTACCTGTTTCATCGCTTACTGCAGTAGCCAAATTAGCAGATGTAGGTGTAGCCAAGAAAGTAGCAACACCAGTACCCAAGCCACTCACACCAGTAGAGATCGGCAATCCTGTGGCATTTGTCAAAGTCGCAGAGGCAGGTGTTCCCAATGCAGGAGTCACCAATGTAGGACTGTTTGATAGAACGGCAGAACCTGTGCCAGTAGATGTGGTAACACCAGTACCGCCATTCGCCACTGGCAAAGTTCCTGTTACACCAGTAGTTAATGGTAAGCCTGTTAAGTTAGTGGCTACGCCTGATGCAGGAGTACCTAAAGCAGGTGTCACAAGTGTTGGCGAGTTTGACAACACTACACTTCCTGTGCCAGTAGAAGTGGTTACGCCTGTACCACCATTTGCAACAGGTAAAGTGCCAGTAATGTCAGAAGTAGATAGACTGACAGCATCCCAAGAAACATTTGTTCCATCAGTTTGTAGATATTTGTTAGCATTGCTTGTCTGTGAAGGCAAGAGATTATTGATAGCAGCAGTAGCCGTAGAAGCTCCTGTACCACCATCAGCAATAGCCAAATCGGTAATACCAGTAATTGAACCACCAGTAATATTGGCAGAAGCATTGTCAGTTTTAGTGGCAATAGCAGTCGCAATATTATTATATTCAGTGTCAATCTCAGCACCCTTAACAATCTTCAAAGGATTGCCAGGTGATAAATTGTCTTTGCTAGCAAAATTGGTGGTTTTGGTGTAGTTACTCATAATTTACCTCTTAGGCTATTTTGCCATCTTTGGCTTGAATTTCAATCTTTTGCAATGAGAACGATACATTGTTGATCGTAGTCTCATAACCAGTCTGGACGATCTTTCCTGCCCCTGTTGCATTGGCAGAAAGAGTCTTGATAGGGACACCACTTGTGTATTCAGCTATGTTGTATTCAGCAGTGCCATACTCATAGCTTGTCTGTGAAGGAATGTAGACGTTCTCTGCTTGGTAAGCACCAGAATAGTCAAATCCCCACAGAATTGTTAAATACTGATTCGATCCACCAATCACAATGGCAGTAACAGACTTCAGAATGGAAATCTGGTTAGGATTACCTAAGTCAGCATTGTTCGTATAGTAAGCAAATCGATAAGTAGATGTGTCATCCAAATAACCATCATATTTACCAATGTAACCATTCTTTCCAATATACAAATCACCATTTCGCAATGATTTCAAGCAAGTTGGAGCAATAGAATCCCACTTAGTAACCCTAGAAGAACCATCTTGCAATGATTGTTTGGTATCAAAGCAATAAACTTGGAATGTTGCTGGCAGAACAAGCAGATAGAAGGCTTCTTTTTCTGAGTAAACAGACTTCAAGTTAGCCAATGTTTCGCTTGCCAATGATGATGCAAGGTCAAAACGAACATTCTTAGACAAGTCACGCAAAGGAGCAGACTTCTCTTGAATAGTTCTCATCAGTGAACGAACGCCTGAGTCTGACAAGAAAATTACATCAGAACCAACACTCTGAATCGTATCTCGTGCAATACATCCAATAGAGCCAATCGTGTCGCTCAGAACGATAGATGCAGGCGTAGAAGCGCCTGAATAAACAAGAATCTGTCGTTTACCAAAGATAAACAAGAAATCATTGTGAGCAGCCAAACCCATCACTTCGTCAGCACCATTAGGCCATACACGAGAAACATCTAGTGAGCCTGAAGTGCCTCCAGACCAAACATGACCTGCAATCAGATCAGAGAAGCTAACTGTTACCTTATCAGTAGAAGTATTAGCAACCCACAACCGACCAAATGCTGATAAACAGATATTGGCTTGCGGAACAGTACCAGTACTTCCTGATTTTTCAGAAACTCTGCGATAAGTCGTAGTGCTTACTGCAGGGTCGTAAATCAAAGCATCGTGTCCAGTCTGGAAGAAGTATGCAACACCATTGAGAGTCGAACATTGCCAATTATTTGCAGAGATAGTAGGAGCAGAACCACCCCCACCATAGGTCAATTCAACAACAGCATTTGAGCTATTGAGCTTGAATATCTTATTGTTTCCTGCAAAAAGGACAGTCAATGTTCCATCAATCTGAACTAGCTCATGGATAACGCCAACATCATTAGCACCAAGGTTTCCAGAGGAAGAATTAACCCTTGTCCAACCTTTTCTAGCACCAATACGACCATATTGATCAAGGATACAGTTTGTAGCAACTAAAGCAAAGCCAGACCCCAAATCAAGAGGTGAGTCTTCAGTATTCAAGCCATAAAAGCCTGGTGCTGAAAGACTGTAACTTTGAAGTTGCTTAGACATCAGACTGCCTCAAAATTATCTTCAGGGTAACGAGTGCTTTCCATAGCAATAGCATCAGCAAGCATTCCTCGGAACATGGCATAAGCCTCGGAAGAGTTAGTTCCTCCATCTTCACCACGCTCAATCAAAGCACGAGCATAAGCACTCTGAGTCACCAAATAGTCCAAGACTTTTACTGTAGTGCTATCAGATGAAAGATTAGCTTGAGGAACAATCACATCAAACAGAAATGTGTAAGTGCCATCAGGAATAGGGTAAACATCAATCTTTGTGTCACCATTAGAATCCACGCCATTGAAGCAGTATTCAGAGGGGATTCCTTGAACAGGAGTCACAAAGTTCAACTTACGATTCATGCTCGTGAAAGGAATATCACCCATTACAACATTGCTAGTTGTATTCAGAGAATCCATCACACGGAACTTTTGACCAACACCAGTCAAAGAATATGAATGTGTGCCACCAGTAGTCGAAATTGTTACTGTTTGTGATAGACAATTCCAAGTGTATGTGTCTTCGATCTGGCGCTTGGCATCATTGACAAACTTGCCAATCAAAGAAGAATATGTTGTTTCGCCAACAGTAGAAACAGTGCTTTCACGCAAGCGAACAAGCACATCATTAACGAGTTCTAAGTATGTCATGTTCGTTGTGACCCTTCAATTTCAAATGTTGCAATCACAGAAATCGTAGATGCAGATTCAGAAGTGGCTACGATATAGTCACCCTCTTCCATTACAAAGTACTTAGTCAGATCAATGGCAGACAAAGTTGCTTTTGCCGTGATTGTGTACTGATAGATTACTGGAATTGTTAAAGATGCACTAGCATCGTACCATTCGAAGGTAATATGCTTATTAGCAGAAGTAGAGTTTGAAGCATGGAGCAATACGCATTTGGCGTAATAGCCAGTCGGCACTGTGAACAGCGTAGTTGCTGTTGCAGCAGTTAGATTTGCACCGACAGACCTAGCTCTCATTTCTTATTCCTCTTAGAGATCGCCTTGGCTTTAGCCTTAGCGTCTTCCTTGGACGATGCCCCCCAAGCTCTAAGAGAAAGTAAAAGTCGGGTAGGCTTTCCATCTTTCATCTCAGCGCCAGGCATATTGCCCATTCGTGCTAAAAAGGATGCCCTACGAGGGTTATCTCCCGACTTGACTGGTGCTTTTAAATTACCACCTGTTTCTGCATTATAAGATGCTCTCCCCTTGGCATTCAAGCCCCCAGAAGGAGATTTTCCTTCTTTTCTTTGCCAAGCAGGAGTTTTCATTTCTTCTTCTTTGCAGTTTTAGCTGCAGCTTTAAAGGCGGCCTCTGTTGGAGCGCCCTTTGAGCCAACTTTACGCATCTTTTCCTTAGAGCCTGCTTTGATGCGCTCTTGTTTGGCATGGATGTTAGCGTAAAGACCTTGTTTCATTTCTTTTTCTTCATCTTAGGCTTAGACATACCTGCTTCAGACAAAGCAATGGCAATAGCCTGTTTACGAGAAGTGACAGTAGGGCCTTTTTTAGACCCAGTATGAAGCATACCAGTCTTGTATTCGTGCATGACTTTGCCAACTTTCTTAGCGGCTGCGGCTTTCTTCATTTGCTTCTCCCAGATTTCTTCATCATGTTAGTGGCTGTACGACCACCACGAGTAGGCATAGGACGCATTTTAGGCTTTCCTACGGCAATCATAATAGCGATAGGCATACCTTTAGGCTTCTTATCGCTTGGTTTCTTGGTTGCTTTCATGGTTTCTCCTTCGTAATAGGGCCGCCAGATTTCCACGCATCACAAGTACGAGCGGAAGCACAAGTGAACTGAAATAAGTCGCAATAGCCGAGATCAGCCGCTTTAACAAAGTTCTTGTCATAAGAAAGCTCTCCTTCGACCTCATCCTTATCTAGACCGCCTTCAATACAGGCCATCATCTTTGGAGTTTGGATAAAAGCAGCACAATTACCGCAACGCATACCTTTGATGACAGAGGTAGGAGCGTTATACATCTTGGCTTTCTTTAGCCAAAACGCATCATTTGGTTCATTAGGGTTGGGTGGGCCGTAGCCAAACTTCTTAAAGGCATTATTTCGGTTCTTCAGATTGACCGAAACATCTTGTGTCGCTATAGGACAAGTATCGCCAGATAGAAGTTTCATCGTATCACCTTAGTAGCTATAAAGGATACTACACCACCTAAAACAGAAGCGATAGCCATTCCAACAAACATTCCACCTTTGGACTTGTTTGCCATCTCTAAAAGGGCTTTAATATCTTCACGCATAGCATGAACTTCGGACT